GGTATTGACTCAAGGTTTGCCTTTAACCCCTTGCGTACAAGTGTTGGCTGCATTAGACGGCCAAGCCATTGTTCTTGCGTAGTGGGCGAAGTAGCGCCTCAACGTCAGCATCTAATTTGGCCGCTAGTCGCACTGTTCCCAAATCCGTGTTGCCAGCGATTCCAAATGGTGACTGGTTACGCAAGAAAAGGCGTGAGGATTGAATCTTTGCTGCGGTCTTTACCTCAAACGGCACTGATGGCCAACCAAAGATGCCTTTGAGTCGAATGGACTGCGGCAAGTTAGATGGGAACACATAAGCGCCCACGGCCAAAATGCGATTACGTGGCCAACCGCGTGAAGGATTATTGACAGGCTCAAACATAGAATCTGTTGCAGTCCACACTGTGTTATAGAGCTGATCAAAATTGTCATCTGTTGCAATTTCAGAGAGGCTCACAAAATCATCAACTGCGACTGTGTAAAAATCTTGTGGGGTGTAATAACGAGTTGCAGGGGCAATTGAAGTTCCATCTTGGTAAAAAAAGCGCCCGCAGTAATCATCAATCATGCGACTGGCGGTGGCAATGGCAAGCTCAATGCCGCCGTTTTCCAAAGAATCTTCAAGGTTGAGTGCCGACTTGACCTCATTCAAAGTGGTGTAGCCGTTACTTATCGCCACGGATTATTCTCGTTTCTGTTTTAGGAACCATTGCGCGTTCAAGTGGGGGAATCGCTGTTGCAGTTTCCTTGGGTTTTTGCATACTTTTAAAAATTTTTTTTAGGCGTTCCATATATCGTGTTGCCTATCATCTAGCCAATAATCTTTAGAGTGGGCCAAGATCGCCCCTGTGTGAACATAGATTGGAAAACCTAGTGAACGAACACGGCGGCAAAACTGCAAATCTTCGCCAATCCATTCACCGTTAATTGGACCATCCCAAAACCAACACCAATCTTTGCCTTGGTGTGGGTCGGCATCTGCTTGAATTGCCTCAAGCACGCTGCGGTGGATAAGTAAGCAACCTGTTCCTGCTGCATCCACTTGAAAAATTGAGTCTTTATCGTACTTGTTCAGTGGCAAGAAACCTTCAGGGGCATCTTGAAAGATTGTTGGCACCGGTTGTGGGTATGGATACCCTGTTTCAAAACTAGCAAATACAAGCCCTGCCACAATTGGGCGGTCTTTGTCGTGAGCTGCTTCAACTAACTTATCAAATGCCTCAACCGACAATTGCTCATCTGAGTCCATCATAAGCAACCAATCAGATTTGGTTTCTAAAAACTGTTTGACCAATCGGTTGCGTTGTTTAGATAAAAGCCCTGAACCTTTGATTCTAATAAACGGGCCAAGGCGCGATGATCGAGATTGTGCTACTTGAACAAGGCTAAATGCAAACCCGCCATTTACAGTGCCAGGGTCGCACGCACCAATTGAAACTTTGTGTCCTGTTTTCATAGATTCCCCCGAATCTTTTAATGAAGTGTGGGCCGAAATAGTCGGGGGAAACTAGATCGGCCCACACAATCTTTAACTTTCTAAATTAGAAAGTAGGTGCTACCAAGCCGGTGCCTGAGATAATTGAGGCAGCGAGTGGGTAACGCTCTGCTGAGAACGCGCCGAAGCCGTAAACAACAGACTTGATTGTGAGAGTTGAAGCGCCTGTTGCATCAAATGAGAGTGCAAAAGGTGAACCTGGCTGCTCCCAAAGGTGCATTTCAGGTGCTGCAACGCAATAGATTTCATCCTGATTTGTTGCTGCGCCGTATGTTGTACCAACGTTTGCATCAGAGATGATTGGCAAGCCCATCATTGTATAACCTGAGTTTGCATAACCTGCTGCGCCTGCTCCTGCTGCTGATGAGTTCATTGGACCGTTAGCAGTTGGAACTACTAGTGGGCGGCCTGTTGAATCTGTTGCTGCAAGAAGGAATGCAAGGCGGCGTGGGTGCATAATCCAATGTGTTGGTGTTTCAAAGACATTGCTCTGAATCTTCTGAATTGCATCAGCCAACTTTGGATATAGAAGTGCAACTGTTGGTGATGTTGCAGTGAATGTGATTGCGTTTCCACCTGAGTTGCGGATTCCCTTGAACTGTCCGTTTGAGCCTGTTCCGTTAAGAACCTGAGCATCAACAGTTGTGTGCCAAGAGCGAATGAGATCAGCAAGAACGAATGAATCAATACCTGAACCACGCTCAATTGCTTGGCGTGATAGGTCTTGCTGGCCGGCAATCGTGCGTACAGGAATGCTCAAAAGTGTATCGTCAGCATCTGTTTCAGATACTGCAGTGTTTTGAGTTTCTTGTACTGCCGTTGAAGTTCCAGTTGTCATTCTGCTTATTTCTAGCGACATTCCGGCTGCTGGCAATGTGTGCTTTGCAGTTGCGAAATCTGCAGTTGGTCGGCCTGCGCGTGCATAAGGTGCAGCGAGATCAACAAGGTACTGTGGAACCACAAGACCTGAGAAGTTTGATGTATCAACATCACGGCGCTCGATTGACTCTTCGCGTGTGTGGCGAGCTAGGCGCTCTGATGCTGCATAATCATTTTTGAATTGTGCGTTGAACGCATCCTTCACGAATGAAGCAGATGCCTCAGGTGAGTATGTGCGTGCTTCGCGTGTTACAACTGCGCCACCAACTGTTGGTGCTGCGATGTTTGCAACTGAAGCGCGTGCCTCTGTTGCCTTTGCATCTGCAACTGCCTGTGTTGAGAACTTTTCAATCTTTGCATCTAGTGCGCGTGACTCTTCAACAAGAGCATCAACCTTTTCGGTTTCCTCTGCAGTAAGGTCGGTGCGTGATTCTGCGGCTACTGCCTCAAGAACTGCATCCATTTCTGCCTTAACTGCATCACGGCGCTCAAGAGCAACATCAAGATATGACTTTGACATTTTTTCTCCAATGAGTGTTTGATTGTTTTGAGGTGGTGGCAATGCTCTCCACGGCGCTTTCAGGGTGTGGGATTTGCTCCGACTTCGATCTGCTACGAATGCAGCAGAAACTTATTTTGTGTTGTTGATTATTGCTTGCGCTAGGCGCAGGGAAATTGAACGTGTTGCCGCAATTGTTACAGGCTCAACTGGCACTTCTTCAACTTCAGGTTCTTCAATTTCTTCTTCAGGTTCTCCACCTGTAAGCATTGCCATCATTTCAACGGCCTTCATAATGTAATCGTGGCCCTCGCTCAAATCCTCAAAGATTGTGTTCAGGACTGTCAAAGATTCGCCTGTGATCTCACGGCCTTCTTTGATTGCTTGAATTGCGGTGCGCAAAGCCTCACGCGCCTCAACTGTTGTTGTTGGATAAGCGGGATAAGTAACCACTGACACATCTCCATCTGCTAGTGAAACCTCAGTAAGTGTTCGCGTTGTGCGATCTTCATTCCATTTTTGACGAATTACGCGAAAGGCAAAACTCATTTGGTCAACATCTCCGCGCTCAACTAGGGTGTAAAGGTCACGCCCCTCTGATGTGTCAGCAATTGTTGCATCCATATACAAACCGCGATCATCCTCAGTAAGGGTAAGGGTGCCATTCTTTGTGCGAGCTAGTGGCAACCCTTCGTGGTTGATGAGCAAACGCACATCAGGTGTTTCTGTCAATGTCTTGCGAAATGCGCCTGGTGCAATTCTTTCAATAAATGGAAGTGGCACGCTATCGTCATTGAACACTGCAGCGTATCCGCGCAATCTCATTGTGCCGTCATCTGCTTGGCGGGCTTCAACATCTCGAACTGTAAAAGTACGGCGCTCAATCTTTTTCATCTTGCTCCTTGTGTTTATTTCCCCACCTGGTTCCATATCTTCAGAAATAGAAACTGCAACCATCTGATCAATTGCATCTTGCTTATTATCGTGGCAAGAAAGTGTTGTGTATGAACCATTTGATTCTTGCTTTACTGTTGCCCAACCTGCGCAATCATCTTGCTTGTCTGAGATGTAGTAAGGCATTACTTAACCTCATAGGCTGCTGAAGGGTCTGTTGGGTCAATTGTTGAAATCTGTTGCAACTGACTTGATGGCAAACCTGTGTGCTTCATATCAGGCAAGCCAACTGCCTTTGTAACTTCCGCAGGGTCAAAGCCAACTTGAATAAGGCTTGCAGCAATTTCTGTACGCAACTTGAGGCCCACATCTTTTGCATCGGTGGCATCAATGTTTTGTAATGGAACGCGGTACTGATCTCCACTTTCAATTGGAGCCATATCTTCGTATGCGTGGACATCATTGAGTGAAAGGAATCCTTCACGCAATCCTTTTGTATAGGCATCATATCGTTCAATGGTTGTGCCGCGAAGCAAGGCATCTAAGTTAAATCGAATGAATCCGTCAGCTTCGGGCAACAATGTTGATAGTGATTGCTCAATTCGCTCCAAGAT